TTGAGAAGATCCTGATTGATAGTTTGTGGTTGCTTCACTGTGGTAGCCTCCTGTTATAGCAGTGTTACTTGATGATGATCCAGAGGTGACTTGATCGTTAGTAGTAGAACCAGCGCCAGTTACGTCAGCAGCAGCTGCGCCTGTCATTAACAAAAATATAATTAAAAGTTTTTTCATTTGTCCCCCTCTTATTTTAGTCTCTGTGTTTACCCAACTCTATCAAAGATTTGTAATACTCTTCTACTTTTTGTTTGTCATGATTGCAATTAATACAAGGACAGGTAGGACATCTACCTGATGATGTGCAATGACAGTGGTGGTCACAATTCTCACAATTTTTATTTAACATTTCCATCTTTTTCTTGCCTGTCTTAGTCTTGAGTTTGGATCTTTTGCTGCTTTAGGAAACTTTTTCATTTGCCCTGCACTACGTGCGCAAAATGATTTACGTCTCTTAGCATCTTTACTACCAGCTTTAACTTTACCTGTCACCGCTGTTTTTAATTTACTTCCAGGATTGGCACGTCTATATGCAGCAACACCTTTTGCTGTCATACCTGCTCCAGACTTTGTAGGTCTAAAGTTTCTTTTATTTCTAGCCGGCATATTATCTTGTTTTCTTGCCATGACTTCTCCTTATTGCCTCTTTCCCTTTTTTAAAAATACTTGCGACTTGCGTCTTACCCATAACCTTAGCACGTTGTTCTCCAACTGTTAAGATTTGTATTTTGCGCGCGAACGGTTTAGATACCTTTTTAACTTTCGCCACAGTCTTCCTGGCATCTTGCGGAGTCGCGAACGTAATACGTACAGTGTCCTTTGGATTTTCATCTGTATATAATCTCCTCCCTGAACCTTTTGGTTTTTTACCTGTTCCTAGTCTTGGATCTTTTGCCATTTTTTAAAACACCTTTCAAGGTTTTGGCTTGCGCCGCATGTGTCTTGGATGCTTTGGTCAAACCTTTAATAACTTTATTTATCTTTTTTCTCATACTAAACCACCTGCTACCATTGTTTTTCTTTTTGCAAAAGTTCTTACATTGGTTGGCTTACCACCAGGATTACCAGCAGCTCTCTTTCTAGATACAGCAGAACGTTTTTGACTATCTGACATTCTAGCAGCTTTGGCTGCAGGTACACATTTTGGGTATTTTCTTTTGGAATCTGCTTTTTGTTTAGATCGACCACATTTTTTATGGCCACCACCTTTTTTCTTGGAGCCTATGTCGACCCAATCTTGTTTGAACCATTTGTCTAGACCTTTATGCCCAGACATTTAAGCTATCCTAGTTTTCTTTTTTCTGTTTGACATGATCGCACCACAACCTCTAGCAACAAAGCCACCTTGTTTTAGGCCTTGTGCTTTTAATCTTTTAGTTGCTTCCATCAAACCACCTTTAGCTTTGCTTCCTCTAAAGTCTTTTCTTTTTACACCAGAAGGATCTTTTATTTTACCAGCGCATATTTTAGATGCATATGCATTTGCGTATGCACTAGGATATACTTTAAACTTTCTTTTAGCTGCTGATTTTCCTCTAGGACAAAGTTTGGTCATTATTTAGCTTTTCCGCCTCGCTTCATTTTTTTCTTTGTTTTAGGTTTTGAAATTACACCACGTCCCATAAGAACATCTTTCTTGGTTATTTTACCATCACCAGATAAATCAGGGAAGCCACCTTTCTTCATACTTTTTCTTGCTGTTTGTGCAGCTCGTTTAAAATTAGCTGCGGTAGGAGCTCCTTTTGCTCCCTTTTTTTTCATCTTGCCGCCACGTTTTCTTTTAGCGTGAATGTTGGCGTATAAACCAGGACGAGCCATTACTTAGCTTTGCCTCCACGCTTCATACGTTTTTTCATCATGCCACCGCCCATACGGCCTTCGCGAGATTTTGCACCGCCTTTATTAGCGCCGCCAAATGTAACTGCTTTACCATTGCTTCTAACAATTTTACCGTCTTTACTTCTTACCGGGTTTTTTACACCTTTTACATTTGATCGCTGTCTATTCTTTAAAGTTGATCCTTTTGGTGTTTTTGTTCTTGCTGGTGGTCTTTTGTTTGGTGTTTGTGATTCTGATTTTTGTCTGTCAGTCATCAACCCTTGTGGTTCGTTTCTGCGTAGTGCTTTAGTCCCACCTATGTTGCCACCAATTTTTTTCTTAACGCGTTTTTTCATGGCTTTGCCACCACGTTTCATACGTTTTTTCATTCCCATCATGGTCTGTATCTCCTATAAGATTGTCGTTTTAAAACTGTGCCCTCATAATAGTCTGATGGCCAGTTGTCATAGTATCCATTTTTACGTAAGTTGTCACTAGCTTTTTCTAGTTCATCAAAATTTTGTATTAGTGTCATCATAAAGGCATTGTCTGGCTGCCAGTCCTCTGTATCTAGGAATTCTACTGGTTCGTCCTCCTCATCGTCTTCAGGATGTGAGCCCATAAGGTATATGTCTTGTGGCACATACACTAGATTGTAGGCATGTATTACAGAGTCATACTCTTCAGGTGTATAACCAATATCATCACAGCCAACTATAACTATTTGTATCTCTGGATCTTTAACTATTTGTACACCCTCTAGTATGGTGTCTAAGAAATCATCAAACTTCTTACACTCCAGTATTTTGTATTTGTTTTGTAGTCTAGCCATGCGTGCGTATGGACATACTGGCACGTTTCCTAGGTGTTCATTCTTTGGTTCTAAATATTTTTCAGACCATTCAAGAATATCTTCAGTGATCGATCTCATCTAAATGTTTTTTAAGCATATCTAGCAACCAAGGGTTATCTCTGTATACACCCATCATGAAGTTAGATATTTGATTTACTACAAGTTCTTCTGCATCATCTTCTTTGAGTGGACCATTGGCTTGGTTAAGTCCGGCTATATATACCACCGCGTGTAAAATTTCATGCCACGTAGTATTGCAGCGCTCTTGTCCTACCAATGTATCTTGTATTAGTATTCTACCTTCCCTTGCTCGGTACTCTCCATAAGCATCTGTCATATCGTCGTTAATAAAGTCCGGTCTAATATATTCTATCTTGATTGTTTTATAACCAACCTTAACTTCTGTTGGTCTGCCTTTTGGTTCTACGGTATGTATATCTTTTAATTTTTTCTTCGGCATATCTAATTATACTATTAGTGGAGATTTGGGTCTACCACTCCAAAAAAATAAACTAAAAAAAGTCTCGCGCGCCAAGTGCGTAAAAACTGGGAAAAATTGACCTACTCTACCATGGTCTACCATGATATTTTTTGTCGTGGTAGAGTGTTTATCTAGTAAATACATACACTTAGTGTAAAATTTACCATTACCGCCCTTATTTCTAGAAATGTAAAAAATTTTGCATTGGGGGGTCAAATCTCCACTATAGGTAGAGCGGTAGAGTGTTGCATAAATGTCACACTTCTTCGAGAGATATGTACCTATTTTCGCAAAAGAACGCCCAAGTCTTAAGATCATTGCCATTTTCATCTTGTAAGTGTGAATCAAACAAGTCCAGGACCATATCTGCTTTGTTCTCCCACACGTATTCATGGCACTCCATTTGAGTTTCAAATTGCTGTGTTCGATACTCGCTTTTAAATACACTGTCAACTCCCTCAAACCACAGACTCGCTGTTACTATCCAAATTATAGAACTCATCTAATCTCCTAAGAAAGTTATGCTTCGCGTCGCGAAACTCTTCTCCTTCTATCATGAATTGCTGGTAAAAGCCATCCTTACTACACATCATAATGACACCTTGTTCGATACTGGTACCATATACCGCATCGTGAGCCATGCCGTACGCTGCCATTTGCAAGAAGTAATCCCCGATCCACTCTCTTTGTTTCGGCTTATTGGTCTGTTTAAAGTCAATAATACTTACCTTATCACGGTACTTGGCTACCAGGTCCACGCTCCCTGCATACAAACCAGGGTAATATAGGACAGCTTCTATGCCGTATATTTCTGAACAGTCATTCAATCCCCGTTCCACGATTATTTCTGCCATAGTCTGGGCTTGTTGTCCAACATCAGTTAGATCTAAGGATCGCTGACCACGAATTAAGTCTTCCAAATATTTATGCATCGCCGTACCGCGTGCCGCTGCTTGTTGCGTTACCTTAGCAGCTTCAGCATGGCCGACACGATCGCGCCACCTTTGCAAAGAAGCTTGTTTATCTTTCGATTGAGTCTGACCAAGAACTGTAGTGACCGATGGTAAACGCTGTCCTTGAACAGCGCCTGCAATATTATAATGTCTAAGACCTTCAATACTAGCTCGTGTAGAACTGGGATAATCATAAAGATCAATTAGTTTCATACCATGTGGGCATTCTTAAAAAAAATTACCCCATTCTCATAATCAAAATCACATGGGTTACCATGTAACTCTTCCGGTGACATCGAACCCATGCGGGCCCAGTTAGTGTGTCCGTATTTCTTTTTACAAAGTTTATCGATCGAGTGTGACGGCAAATCCACAACCGCTTGTGTCATGTCCACTTCATATGGTGCGCCGGTATCTTCCGGTATCCACTCTATTTCAAATTCGTCGTCCATCATTCACCTCTATTTCCATGATAAACTATGACTTCAGCGCTGCAATTAGGGCAAGATAGGTTAGTCATGATCATATGTTGTTCTTCATCGTTGTCTTCCCATTCAGTGTCGTGGTCACCACCCCAAATAAGTTTATGTCCACAACTCCAACAGTTCATTCTTTCATCGCATACGGGTCTGTCGATAACATCCGTTGCTTTTTCTCCAGTTGTTTGCCCATAATAATATCTTCCATGTTTTTATATAAATAGTTTGCCATCTGTCCCACCACATTGTCTTGTGATAACGTGTCAACTAATTCTTTTAAACTTTCGCCGTGCTGCATACACCTAGATATAAGCTTGCCGCTTGCGCGCAGTTCTCGATCTAAATATGAATCTGTTGGTTTGAGTTTAATCCAAAACGCCATCGGTATGACACCGTTTTCGTCAGCAATATAATCTAATATACCCACCACTCGACGCTCATCGATTGGTAGAGTGAAAGTCGCACTCATCATCCGATCCGGAATCTCTTTTCTCACACCTTTATTTTCCTTTATTAAAGTCACCTTTGTGTTCCTCGATAAATTGGAATAAACTTATATTAGTCTCCTTCACCTGTTCTATCTCGTGCCACATCGTTTCAATTGTACTTTCTAGTTTAACAATATATCTAGAATTTACAACTATAACTATTAAACAAACAAAGATAGCAAAGCCAAGTATACAAGTATTAATGTACGCTTCTAGCGCTGTCTTGAATTCTTTCATATTTTCTTTCTTTAAGTTTTAAAAGTTCTTGTAGTTTATTGCTCCAAATAACTTTCATGTCATAATGCTTGGATCGTTTCATAGCTTTCATGACATTATTAATTCTTCTCTCTAGTTTCATATCTATTACCATCCGTATTCATCATCTGGGTCTAGTGGTGGCATTACTTACCTACCTCGGGTAAAGTTTCCCCTGACCATTTTGTTTTTGATTCACGACCGCCTTCTACATTCAGTCGTGTTTGCTCTATCGGCAGCATGACATAACCATTGTGAGTTTTTACTTTCATACCAATGTGCATAAATTCTTCTTCACACATCGGACAATCAAGTTCTATCATGTCTTCGCCAATCATATCTTGAACTCTTATGTAGCCGTTGCCGTTACAGCGCGGGCATATTGTTTCAACGAGTTTTACCATTCTTTCTTTTTTTCATCTCTTTCTCTAGTAAAAATTCTATTACTTTTTGTACACTTACGGGCACTTCAAATCTATTTTGTGCCAAACTCATAAGCTTATCGTGTGTGCCAATTGACACGGATACAGACTTAAATTTGCTGATATCTACCATATTTTTCTCCTATTATTAACATATTATATGGGATTATATATAGCAATTATTACATTTGACAAGAGTTTATTTTAATTTATTATGCAAATATCTTCACACCTTTCAATGCCTGCTCGTCTCATCCGAGGCGGGCAGCTATTTAGCCAATTTATAGATCTCATCTAAGTGTAAAAACTGTACTTTGCCGTTGACTAGCTGTTCATATTGGTGATTACAGGACAAACATTTAAAAACCCTGGCGTCCTTACGTTCGTTTAATCTTATAAACGGCACATAATTTTCACAATTATCACATACACCTAGTGTAATCTCTGTAGTTGGATTATCTAATGTCACCCCAGCTATCCCCCTTTTCGTAGTCTACTTTGTTTGGTACCTGTAATGATACCGCAGACTCCATAACTTTGCAAATCTGTTCAGCCTGTTCCGGGCTTCGTACTGAAATATCAAGTTCGTCATGTATCTGTATATGGGGTACAATACCTTCGCGGTAAAGAGCCAACATAGATATCTTAGTCATGTCAGCTGCTGATCCTTGTATTAATTTATTTAATGCTTTGTAAGTGAATGCACGTTTAATCCCCGGTCCATGTTCCCTGAGTGCGTCTGCATGCTTCAGTGGTTTCTTTATTCCAAAACCATGTGGCTCCCACATATCAAAGTGGCACAACCTGCCACCGATCGTGCGTATCTTACCACTATCATCGGCTCTGCGTGATACCGCTTCTGATAACATTTTTACAAACGGCGCGCGTTGATGATAAGTCTTTAATAATTTTTCGGCGGCATCTTTCATTAGTCCTAGTTCCGCCATCAGTTTGTTCTTGCCCATGCCATACATGATACCAAGATTAATGGTCTTGGCTTGTTTACGTTCAATGCCAGCCATGTCCGCTATCATCTGATGAAAGTCAGCGCTACCATCGTTGTACGCATCGACAATCGCACCGGTGCCTTCTAGTTTCATGAGTGATGCAAAGTGCACTAATATTCTTGGTTCTTGTTGACTGTAATCAAAACAACCCCAGGTGTGTCCCTCTTCCGGTATAAACAAAGATCGAATCATCGGTCCGAGTTCCTTGTGCCGTGCCGGTATCTGCTGCAGGTTTGGGTTAGAATAACTAAACCGTCCGGTAACCGTGCCACCTTGGTCCGAGCGTATCTGATTAATGTCAGCGTGAATGCGGCCCTGGTGTTCGTGCTTTAATATTGTGTCAATAAATGTCGTGTTGGCTTTGTTGATCTCTCTTGCTTCAACAATTAATTTGGGTAACTCTGCTGGATGTGTGGCTAAAAAATTTTTGGTAAATGATGGCGCACCTTTTTCAGTTCTATCATAAGGCATCTTAAGTTTATCAAAAGCTTTGGCGATCGATGCTGCGGCCCAAATCTCAATATCAAACCCAGCAATCTTTTTTATATCACGTAACAATTGTTTCTCAGTTACAATCAATTGTTCTTTGACAGCTGCAGCCTTGGCAATGTCAACGCGCACACCTTTAAATTTCATGTCAACTAAACATGGAAACAAATTAGTTTCTAAATTAAATACATCCCATAGATCTTGTTTTGATATTTCATGTTGCAGTGCATGCCACAGCTTCAGTGTAATCTCTGCGTCCTTCTCTGCATACTCACCAACAAACGGTGCCGGTAGTCGCCACATCTCTGCTTTGGGATTGACACCAAAGTCTTTGGCAGCATCCTGTAATAATTTTTCATTCTTACGCATACTAATATAATCTTTGCCAACAGAATCCAATGTGTAACTAAATCTATTCTCATCAATTAAACTTGCTGCAATCATCGTATCGATAATGCCACCGTTGATATGAAAGCCCAGTGACCTGATCCAGGAGACATCGTACATGGCATTGTGAAATATTTTGGTAGAAGTTGTTTGTAGTAATTCTTCGAACCAATCTAATACTAATGCGCGGTCCATGTTCCCACCACCTTCATGCGCGATAGGAAAGTAACCTGACCAACCTTCGACCGCAACAGCAATACCAACCACCTCACCGTCTTTGCGCACTGAACCTGAACCCATAGTCATGAGGTTTGGATCTCTAGTTTCTAAGTCGATAGCAATTTCAGAATAGTTAGATAAATCAGGTAACCGCTCCGGCGGCACCCACTCTGTTTCTGGTGTGAACAATGGTTGCTGTAGTGTTCTCAAGTGTAGTCTCTTTCAATTATCATATCGATAAAATGTTTCGCTTTCTCGAGGCTCTCTTTGCCTCCCTTATCTTGATGTCTAACTATATACTTTATAGCAGACCCCTCAGCAAATAACAACTTGTTTTTATTGATGAATTCGCTGGGCTGTATATCATATTTTTGGTAATGGTCGCCACCGACCTGGTTATCGTATGGGTTAGACATATGTGCATTCTCCTGTTTCTACATCTACGTTTAAAATATTTACACCAA